ATACTCTCATTAGCAATGCGAGGATAACATGTACAACATGCTACACGATGAAGACGAAGAATGTATCAACATGTCAATCAATTTAAGCTCAGGTAATACTACTTACCGGGCGGTAAACATTTCCTCTGAACATCCAGAAACTGAAACGTGGCCTGTCCTGGTCGAACAGTTTATCAGGGCACTCAATGCCTATGGGTTTATTATCAAAGGTACTAACCAGTTAGTTATCGATCCTTACGGACACGTCACTCGCACCAAAATTAACGAAGGACATACTGATGAGTAATCTGGCTATCATTGCTGACTCCACTGATTTTTCTCAGCTTTACACCACACTTGCTCCGGCTGGACCTAACATCGCCCGTCTCCGTATCAACCGGGATTCCTCTGTCGAAGGGTCTGACGGTAGCCTACTGACTGTACCTGCTCCGTCTCTTGCTCTCCGCGATACAGACGATTCAGAGATCTACTCGAACGACTGCTATCTTAGGGTGTATCTAGACACCATGCAGACCGCTGTGTTCGACTCGGATGCAGAAGAATATACCAACATGTCTTCTCATTTCAGGGACTTTAGCAAGCCTGCTCTGGACTGGCTTGGTGGCGATAAATGTGGCTGGATGCCGTCTAAGGCGCGGGAAAAACTACGTACGGAAGATCCGACCGCTTATGCTACAGCCAGTAAGGTTAAACTATACCGTCATGTGTATGGTACGGTTCGTATGGTTGGTGCGGTCGATCCTTCAACCGGTGGTACTAAGGATATCGATAGCGTTCCGTTCCGCCTCCGTCTTGGTCCGTCTAATTTTATGGAGATCGGTAATATCATCGGCGGTATTGTAAAGCAAGGCGTTAACCCTGCTTCGGTCGAACTTAAGATTGACTTTGAACTTAAGAAGCGGGGTTCTAACAAGTGGTTCAACCTTAAGTACAAGCCGATTATGACTAACATTATCGAACTTGATAGTGATTACCAGGAGTTGCTAAGTGACTTTGCTCAACTGGTTAAGGTTGAGAACAACCAGATCCTGGAGAAGATGCGGGAGAATGCCAGTGATGCTGTTGACGAGTTCGATGACGTTCTAGAGGCATAACCGGTGTTTAGTTCTAAGCATCCTTTGCAGGAAAAGATCGACGGGTTCCTTAGCAGGAACCCTGAGATCCCTCAAGAGGTACTGGCTCAGACCGCGCAACAGTTTGCGGAGAAACTAGAAAGGTTTAATGAGACCCGTGGACCGAGGAAAGGTCTTCCCTCTCTATCACAAATAGGTAAACCGTTCTGTCAGTTACACGCTGAGAAGATCGGTATGGCTAGGACACCTGAGTTACCCAGCTTTAAGATCAAGATGACTTACGGTGATATGACTGAGGTTATCGCTGTTGCTCTCCTTAAGTCTGCTGGTGTCGATATTGTAGCCTTGAATCAGAAGACACGACTTGAGACACCTTCAGGGGATCTTAATGGAGAGTTCGATCTGATGATTAATATCGACGGTGAATTGTCGATGTGGGATATCAAGAGTGCTTCTAAGTTTGCCTTTGAGCGCAAGTTTTCTTCCTACAAATATCTAAAGGAAGGAGATTCATTTGGTTACGTAGATCAGTTATGGGGTTATACCCTAGCGGAACGAGTCAAGTATCCTGATCTGAAGATCGGCGGTTGGATCGTTATCAGTAAAGAGACCGGCGAGATGCTGGTATGTCCTGCTGATCCTGACGATGAAGACGAATACCGAAGGAAGATTAAGGACACCTTAGATAGGTTTCTGGAAGCTGACGATACCAACTTCAAGCGGGAGTTTTCGGATGTACCGGAGACTTTCTATAAGAAAGAAACAGGCAATAGGAAGTTAGGAGTTACGTGTTCTTATTGCAGTTTTAAATTCTCGTGCTGGGAAACCTTGGAGTACCGGCCTAAAGCAAAGTCGAAAGCTAGAGATGCCTACGAATACTACACCTTCTACCAAGAAGAAGAAGATATCCGTAGCGTCGGCTAAGGCTAAGGGCCGGAGGCTACAGCAATGGGTCAGAGATTTCTTAAGGTCAAACCTGACAGGAGTAGAGGACGATGACATTACCTCAACTCCTGGCGGCGTTAACGGTCCTGATATTGGCCTTAGTCCTCTGGCCCGTCGTGCATTCCCTTGGACCGTTGAGTGTAAAGCACGAGCAAGAGTCGGGTTGTACGATGCCTTAGAGCAGGCAGAGTCTAACCTTATTGACAACACCCGACCAGTAGCTATATATAAGCAAGACCGCAAAGAACCTATAGCAGTCTTATACGCTAAAGATTTCCTGGAGTTAACCGCATGTCAGAAGAAACCAACGAAGAAATGAGTTTCCCTATTAAGGTCCCTAACAACACGTTCGGTATCTTTGTGTCTTGTGAGCCTGGATCACAGAACATCGTGCTGCAATCATATGAGTTCGTAGATGACTCGATCAGCGGCACAAAAGAATACGATGCTATGGCTGTTCTGTCAACTCAAATCATTGATGTTATCAGTCAGATTATTGATTCATTCGTTGAGGAAGTAGACGACGACTTTACTCAGTCTGATCTTACCGATAGTGATCAGTATGGACTACCATTTCCTAAAATTAATCAGGTGAATTAATATGGATCGCTGTAAGATTATTCTTGAGGCTAATGATCTTATCACGAGTGACAGAGCTAAGGACTACGGAGACGCCCACCAGAATTTCTTAAACATTGCCAAGGGCTGGTCGGTTATCTTCGGAGTTAATGTAGCACCAGAGAAGGTGGCCTTGGCTATGGATTGGTTAAAGACTTGTAGACTTATCAACAGCCCTGAACACGTAGATAGCTGGATTGATAAGGTTGGTTACTCCGCTCTAGGTGGAGAAGTTGCTATCAAAGAGGATTAATTTTGACATGGCTTATCGCATGACAGAAGTATCTGACCGTGTGCGCGTTGGAATTCGCTCGGACGGCTGCGTCAACATCGAGGTGTGGCCCACTAAATGCCAGAGCGCCGACGAAGATCCAGACGAAATCCTTATCCCGCAGGACGCGGCAGACGAGCTTGCGCACTATTTGATCAAGAACACTTAACAGATGAGCACTCGATGAAACACCGCCCTCGCGCTTTACTCTGGCTGATGAAGGTCGAAGAGGACGAAAGTACCGTCACGCTTTCCAGCGACTTCGCAATGGCGAAACTTGATAAACGGATAGCAGTACAAAGGGAATGCGGACGCTGGTCAATTCCATATCACATCGCCGTTGATCGAATGTTGATCGAGCAAGCTACGTAACCAACAAGGGAGCACCCGATGGCCAGCAACCGATACCCAGGCACTAACTATTAACCTAGAAGGATTAAGCAAATGACTATGATTGATGAGATTGCTAAACTAGAAGAAGAAATCGAGCAGCGTAAAGCTAAGATTAAGTCTATCAAAGAAGACAGTCGAAGCGAGATGTTGAATACTATTGCAGATGCACGCGAGGAATACCGGGAGGCAGCAACAAAGCTAAGCGGTCTGATCGCTGACTATCAAAAGATGTATCCTGCCGCTATCCCTCTTACATATCCTGATCTTCTACGAGGCACCAAGTTTCGGCTATGAAGTCCAGGGTACAGATCTTATTAGAGATTGATTCAGAGGCTACTTGGATTCCTTCTGACGGGGTGTCCGGTGTAGCCAACGAATTAGAAGATATGATTACGGATGCCTTAGAACAGTGCATCGACGGATTGACAGTTAATAAAATTAAGGTTTTAGTTAATGAGTAGTTTTAAATCAAATGCTAATCCGATGTTCCGTTCAAGGTTCTCGGAAGATATTTTTAATCTTAAGTATTCCCATCCCGGTGCGGATACTTGGGAAGAACTGTCGCATACTCTGGTAGAGGATGTGTGCGGGGATCTACGCAGTGGTGAGCGAGACCTTATCACTAAGGACGAAAAGGCTCAGCTTAAGAAGTATATCCGTGATCTTAAGTTTGTTCCTGGTGGTCGGTATCTGTACTATGCCGGTCGGAAGAATCGGTACTATAATAACTGTCTATCATACGATAGTCTGGTTATGACGGATAAAGGGTTCCGCAGAGTAGGTGTCCTAGCAGATTCAGGTGAAGATTTTAAGGTACTATCTCCTGTTGACGGTCAGTTTTACCCTGCTACAGCTAAATGCTATGGTACTCAACAACTTAATTTGATTACCTTCGCACCTCTACGTGGTCGGTCTAAGATCAGATGGTCTATGCTTGCTACAGAAAACCATCGTTGGCCTTTAATGTCAGGGGAAGTAACAGATAATCTTCAAGTAAAGGATGTCGTCCCCGCTAATGGGTTTGGTTATGCCGAGGATGATCTAGGATTTGCTCACGGGTTTGTTTTCGGGGATGGAAATAAACATGGGCAACTACGTCTCTGCTGCGATAAGGGTATGAAGCACCTTTCTCGTCTCAGCAAAGTAGCAAAGACTGTCAGCTACCCCGAATTTGCTGATGGTGATCCTGTTTTGTATTTTTCCAACGATATCGAATGGAAGAAACTCCCATCTAAGGAAGTTTCGCCAGAGTACATAAGCGGGTTTATTCGGGGGTGGGTTGCCGCTGATGGGTGCTTGACTGGTCGGGTTATCAATTCGGTCAACAAAGATCATATGGAGTGGTTTAGGAGCTACGCCCCTTACGCTGGCCTAGTCGTGACGGGTAACCTACGATCTCAGACACGGGATGTCATGATCGGTGAGTACACTTACAGAGATCATACAATTTATGTGCAAAACTTCTGTGAAGGTTCAGACTTTTCCGGGTTTAAAGTGGAGTCAATCAAAGCACTAGGTACTGATGACACCCCGGTTTACTGTATTGAAGAACCGGTGCATACTCTGTTTGTGACGGATTATGGTATCCAAACAGGTAACTGCTTCCTTCTTAAAGCTGAGGAAGACACCCGTGAGGATTGGGCTAACCTGTCTTGGAAGTCTGAGTCCTGCCTTATGACAGGCGGTGGTATCGGGGTTGACTATAGTGTCTATCGCCAGTCTGGCCGTATCTTGCAAGGTACAGGCGGTGTGGCATCCGGCCCTATCCCTAAGATGCAGATGATCAACGAAATCGGTCGCCGGGTCATGCAGGGTGGGTCACGTCGGTCTGCTATCTATGCTTCCTTGAACTGGGACCATGGCGATGTCAATGACTTCCTAACCGCTAAGGATTGGGACCAGATGCCTGTAGGTAATACAGGTCTCTCGTTGAAGCAGATTAAAGAGCAAGACTTTAACTTCCCTGCACCACTAGACATGACTAACATCAGCGTCAATTATAATACGGATTGGCTGCTAAAGTATTGGGAAACCGGAGATGTAGGTGAAGTATTTAAGAAGAATGTTCAACAGGCTTTGCGTACTGCGGAACCAGGGTTCTCTTTTAACTTCTTTGAAGATGAGAACGATACACTTCGGAATGCGTGCGTAGAGGTGGTTAGTGCTGATGATAGTGATGTCTGTAATCTGGGTAGTATTAACCTGGGACGGATTGAATCTGTAAATGAGTTCAGCGATATTGTCGAGCTTGCCACTAAGTTTCTGATCTGCGGTACGTTACGGGCTGACCTGCCTTACGCTAAGGTATACGAGACTCGGGAAAAGAATCGTCGCCTCGGTCTAGGTCTTATGGGTCTACATGAATGGTTGATCCAACGAGGCTGTACCTATGAAGTAACCCCTGAACTACACCGTTGGCTGTCTATCTACAAAGGTGTATCTGATAAAGTATCAAAGGAATTTGCTGATAGTCTATCAGTGTCACGGCCTGTAGCTAACCGGGCTATTGCACCGACAGGTTCTATTGGTATCCTAGCCGGTACGACAACAGGTGTTGAGCCCCTATTCGCTGTTGCTTATAAGCGTCGGTATCTGACTAACGGTACTAAGTGGAAGTATCAGTATGTGGTGGATAGTGCGGCACAGGAATTGATTGATATCTATGGAGCAGACCCTGAGAATATTGAGAGTGCTCTGGATCTTGCTGATAACTACGAACAGCGTATTAAGTTCCAGGCTGACGTACAGGACTACGTGGACATGTCCATCAGTTCTACGATCAACCTTCCGCCTTGGGGTTCTAAACTAAACAATGAAGACACAGTGGACAAGTTTGCTGACACCCTTGCTAAGTATGCCCACAGACTCCGCGGCTTTACTTGTTACCCTGACGGGGCTAGAGGTGGTCAACCTCTTACTGTAGTCCCTTACAGGGAAGCGGTAGACAAACTCGGTACAGAGTTTGAGGAACACGTAGAGACTCACGATATTTGTGATATCTCTCAGACTGGAGGCAGTTGCGGTGTCTAAGAAAGCAAGGGCCACACTACAGGTTGCTTTCGAGAGCGGTAAGATCGGGTTTAAAAAGAATATGTATAACCCGTTCCACCCCAAATCCGATCTTTACAAAGAATGGGAAAGGGGGTATAACAAAGAATACTTTGATAACCTGCAACGATTGACCGGTTCAGTCGGTGGCAATTGAGCACCAAGATCTAGGAGCGGGAGAGGGTAAGGTATGTTCCAAGTGCGATACATATCTCCCTCTTTCTGCTTATGCGATGCACTCTGGTGGAAACTTTCTCAGACCAGAGTGTCGTAAGTGTAACGCAGAATTAAAGGTGGTTAGAAGGAAACTAAGGAAGGTCTACGGTATGCCTCCAGAACATTATGTGTGTCCTATCTGTAACCAGAATGCAGAACAGGTAAAAGGTAAGGGCAATACCAAGAATGGTCCCTGGGTTATTGACCACTGCCATGAGACCGGAGAGTTCAGGGGTTGGCTCTGTCACAAATGTAATAGAGCCCTCGGGGGATTTGACGATAATAAACAGATCCTCAAACGGGCTATAGATTATCTAAGTAGCAGAACTAATTTTAACAGAGTAGACGAGATTTGGCGATGAAGGTAGATAAGATTTCTCATATGGGGTCAGACCTTACCGTAGTTAATGCAGCTAGGGTCAGTTTTGATAAGGAATCTGTTTGGGGTCTTGAGGTATCTGACGATCATACGTATATCAAGCGTGTTCTTAAAGATGATGACAAGAGACTGATTAACTATCTGGCAAGGTATAACCACTGGACACCGTTCGGCCATTGTCAGGTGACGCTTAGGGAAACCGTACCGATCTTTGTCGCACGAGAAAGGTTCAGGCATACAGTGGGGTTTGTCTATAACGAGGTATCAAGACGATATGTAAGTGATACACCAGAGATCTGGCGACCGGAAGTATGGCGTAGTAAACCAGAAGGGTCTATCAAACAAGGGTCAGGTGATGATTTTGATGATCAGACCTGGGCTGACGATATTTATCTGGAAGCGATTGTCAAGGCTAAGAAAGCCTACGACAGTCTGATCCACGCAGGTATCGCACCGGAACAGGCCAGGGCGGTACTGCCTCAATCAATGTACACCAGTTATTATGTGACCGGGTCTCTGTCAGCGTGGGCTAGGTTCTATAATCTTCGCGCTGCACCGGATGCACAATACGAGATCCAGGAACTTGCTGAGAAGGTAGATGGGATTATCAGACCGTTATTTCCTGTATCATGGGAGGCATTGACAATTGTTACGTAACATTTTAGGTGTAGGTTTGTTATGCTTAATGCTGACAGTAACACCATCTAAGGCTGACCCACCTGCGGATTGTATAGATATCAAGTCTGCTGAACGCACTCTGATGGCGCGGTATAGGGAGAGTAAGATCTTTGTAGGTGCGTCGGAGAAAGGTCATTTGATTGTGATCTATTATAATGAGGCCAACGGATCGTATAGCATAGGGTTTGTACATCCAGAACACCCTGACCATATCTGTCCGGAGGATGCAGGTACGGCGGTATATAAACTAGATAAATACAGAAAAGCAGAAGGCTAATAAACAAACAATAACCCCCGGAAGGAATCAGCCAACCGGGGGTTTATTTTATGCTTAGTTATGTGTGTTTGACCTAACGCTTTGTGAATCCGCTACCGAAGTATAGGCCGGTAATAGCAGCGACTAGGTTTGTATCAAGGGGTGTGATAACCAGACCCTGGAACGATACCCATTCAGTGGCTTTCTCCGGCCCGAATAGCCAAGTTAGAAACCCTCCTTGCATTTCCAGATAACCAACTGTTACAATCCAAGGGGTATCAGGGTAGATCAACGGGGCTATTTTGGGTAATACGATGATTGAGAAGATAGCGGATAAGGCAATGATTCGTCTAGTCCAAGCGAAGTGTTTATCCTTTAATCCGTATTCCCTGGCAGACTGAACGATCTTAGCTTCCTCAGTGAGAGCGGCGATATACATCTTGTTACGCTCATGGGAGGCTTTGATACTCTGTCCCCAGATAGACATGATACCACCGAGAACTGTAGAGAACAGTAAGGTGAATATCTCCATAGGTAAGCCGGTCATTGAGAAG